AAGTGTCTGAGTGTTCGTTGTTCCAACCACCGCACCTGTTGCACCGTGTGCTTCTGTTGCGCCTGTGTGAGTTGTAAGGTCTGATGCTGAAGCCTTGTTTCCAAGATCAGTAGTAAGACCTGAAATCTTAGACTGTGCAATTGCTGCAGCAGAATTAATGTCTGCATCTACAATTGTGTCATTAGCAATCATTGTTGATGTAACTGTTCCTGAGTCAGCCTGTGTTACGGCTGTTCCAGAAATTTTGCTAGCAGCAATCGCTGCAGATGCGTTGATGTCTGCATCAACAATAGTTCCATTTTCAATCATTGTGCTAGTTACTGTGCCTGAATCACCAGTAGTAATTACAGTACCTGATACGTTAGGAAGTGTAATTGTACGGTCTGCTGTAGGATCGGTTACTGCAAGAGTTGTCTCATATGCATCGGCTGTTGCGCCTTCAAATACGATACTTTCTCCAAATACGCCAACTGCCTGTGGTGCAGCCCACTCAATGCCATTTGTTGCGCTTGAGTTTGCAGTAAGGATATATCCATTTGTTCCTGCTGCTAAACGAGTAACTGCATCGTCTGCGCTACCTACAATTAAATCACCCTTAGCGTCTACAACGCCTGCTGTGATTACGTTCTTTCCATTAACGGTCGCAGTTGATCCTTCAACTACCAGTCCCGCTTTTAATCTAAAGTCTTTTGTTACTGTTGCCATCTTATATCTCCTTGGTTAGGCCTTTAATCCCATACGCATGTAGCGTAGAGTTATAGGTGTAATTCCCCCTACTGGAACAACAGTTAGTGAAACTGTGTCTCCAGCCCTTGAAACAGAGATGGTGCCAATATTCCCATCGTTGTCAATTGTTGCATACTGAGTAACGTTAACATCTGTACCGTCAATCAGAATACTAAGTTCTGTAGAGAAGTACTTGTTAGCACCACCTGCTACATATTTAATGGAAACCATATATTTCATTGATCGCCATTCACTTGCGGTAAAGTTATCAAAAACCGTTGAGTTTTCAATTCCATTAATTGTTGACTCATTATTGCCATCTGATCCAAGATCGGTAGACCTAGCAGAAGTACTATCAATTAAGTCTACATAGTTTTCCTGAGTTGGTCTATCACCTGTTTGAAACAGGGCCTTTACGTTGGTGGTTGATATCTTTGCCATACCGCTATTATAGCATTATGTTAAAGAATATAATTACTGATCTGTGGAGTTTTATGATTAAAACAGATAAAACTATGAACCTTTAAAATTATTGATTATCTCTTTTAAGGTTATAAAGTCTTCTCTGGTTAACCCATTAAGTTTTTCATAAAATTCAAAATCTCCAGTAACGCCATCAACTTTACCCCTCACCTTATTGTCTGTAACAATAGTTATATTGTTTGTTGTTTTTGATCCTAAAGATATGCTTCCACCAGTTGAATATAGGTATGTTCCATTTGGCTCATCAAATGGGGTATCTCCAATATAAGAAGAACTGTTAATTCCAAGGTTAGAGTAACCCGAATCACCTTCTGTTAAATCATTTGCCAACACAATGTCTGCTGAAGAATTTTCTCCATTTGTTTTATTTTGCACAACGACTTGTGTATATGAATCAATTTCTCCACAGAAATTTGCAAGAATATTTACATCCTTAAAACTTAATGCCCTTCCAGTTCTGAATAATCCATTCTCTACTGGAATTTTTGATTCTGGCCACCCAGATGCAACCAATGTTCTAACTCCATCTTGAGATAAAACCTTTAAGTGTCCGTGTACCCATTGAACATCTTGATTTGAATTAATAAAAAGACTTTGGTCAACACTTATATATCCACGGCCATCTGTTTTTATATATCCAGGTTTGTTTAGTCTAGCATTACTAATTGCATGTAAGTTTTCCCCAAACTCCTGTATTTTTTCACCAATATCTGATTCAACTAAAAGTTTTTTTGCATGAGGAATTTCTGTTTCATTTATTTTATTTACTTTTAAATCAACTATTGTTGGGCCAAATAGTGTTTTATTAGATAAATCTACTTCATTTTCTGTCATATTAAAATTATATCATCTATAAAATATAGTTATTAATTCCAATAACTTGAAGCCCAATTCCAGGAATACTGGAGTATGCGCTTGGTATTCCAATATTTGTAAGTTTTATTCTAAAAGGAAGAACTTCATTTATTTTGGTTAACCTTGCAGAGTATAAAACATTTGTTTTTGGATAATCTATTGTTGATACTGATCTTACTTTATTGCTAGAACTATTTGTTATTACAACTGAAGCCATTATGACTCACTATTGGTTACATCTTCAATAATGTTCATTGTTCCTCTGGCTACCGTCCAAACACGACTTTCATCACTTAACTCAATATCAAATATATCGCCAGTCTCTAGTATGGTTGATTGTATTGATGTTAATGAAACTGTAAATTCACCAGCAACGTCTCCTGCTGCTGGGGCTGGTGCTAAACTAGTAACTAATTCTGCATTATCTGTAAAATCACCAGGCTTTGTATTTGGGCGTTTAATTTCCATGTCAATTGTCCAATCTGGAATAACCAGTGGATCTTTATTATCATCTGTAACATATACTTTAAAAGCGGCTGTATCGCCTCTTACAACGGTCCAAACCACATTTGGCGGAGTTGATCCAATTGAATAAGAACTGAGTGCTTGATCTCTAAATGTAGCCATAAGAATATCATTATACCACTAACTAACCAACTGTTTAAAAATATTTTTAATTTTATTACTAAAAGTTGACTTAATTGCCAAATTCATGTTATAATTAATATATGCTACCTGTTGGTAGCATTTGTTCTCTAGGAGGTATTTTACAATGAGAGAAGCAAACGTTTGGTTAGGGGTTTTGGTTTTGGTTATTTGTAGTACCGTTTTTTCGGCTACTGCAAATGCAACAAACGAAAACAACTTACTAAGTAAAAACTCTATAGAAGTCTCTGCCACCCCCAAGGTGGCATTTTTGGTTTCTAAAGAGAAAAAATTACAAAAATATGAAAATGCCCACAATTTGACTGATGGGCAACTAGTTGATATGTTAAAGACTGTAGGTTTTAAGGGAAAGGCTTTAAGGTCTGCTTGTGCTATTGCCAAGGCAGAATCTAATGGTCGTCCACTGGCTTTCAACGGTAACGTAAAAACTGGAGATAGTTCTTATGGTGTGTTTCAAATAAATATGCTTGGAGAACTAGGGTCAGATCGTAGAGAAAAATTTGAACTGGATTCAAACGCTGAGTTGTTAAACCCAGTAGTAAATGCAGAGATTGCTCTTCACATGACTAAGGGTGGAGCAGATTGGTCTTCATGGAGTTCCTTGAATGGAAAAAGGTATCAGGAATGGTACAACAAATATCCATGTAAGCAATAAATATTAAAGTAAGGATACCCCATCATTTATTTGGTGGGGTATTTTTTATTCGTATTTCTTTTCTTTTCTAAACTTATTACGATACATATTTGAAAAAGATGTTCTATATGGAACAGCCTTAATATTTTTAAAATTTTCCTTTAAACCGCTAGTCATTTTCCAGTTCTCTCTTTTAAATGGAAGAATTTGAGCGATAGGGGTTCCAGCAGGAATTAGTCCTTCAAAATTAACATCATTAATAACAAATGGAAAGTTTACTGGCACATGATATTCATCAGTATCAACAACACCTTCAAGTATTGTAAAAATGGATTCTCTATGTGGAAGATTTTTTATAAAAATAGAATATCCTTTTGGTGTCTTTATTCCCCATGGGTTTATCCATTTTGGAAACATTAAACCATTTTGTGCTGGATGAAGTTCTGCTTGTTCAACTGGATGAAAATCTATTTGATTTGTTTTTGGCCAAGAGTAGTGTTGATACTGTTTTCCATTTTCATCTTTATCTAAAGAAATATAAACATCAGAGAAACTTGTTATAACATAGCCAGCGGTTATAGCATCAAATACTGGTAAACATTTTTTTATTGTCATTGGAAGAATTCCTTCACTAGTAGGAACCTTGTTTTCTGATGCATATGGATTAGTTTTTTTATACCAATCTGGAATAAAATTTTTTGCTGGTTGCGGATAAAATATATCTGGAACGCCAACAATATCTATAAAAATAATATTATTTTTTTTAATCATATTGTTTTTCTTTCCAAAATAACCTTTTATATCTATCTAAAAATAAAGAAGATAGAGATTGCTCCTTTTTGTTAAATGTATTTAGCATTTTTTCATTACCAAACTCCATTTTCCAAGAATCTCTTTTAAATGGTATTATTTGTGCAATTGGAGTTCCTTGTGGAATAACCCCCTTAAATTTTTTATCTTTCATTATAAAAGGAAACGTTAATTGCATTGGATACTGATCCGTATCAACAACTCCTGGAAGTATTTCAAAAACATTATCCCTATGCATTGGTGGAATAAACAAACAAGAATATCCATTTGGTGTACTTACTGACCATGGTATTTGCCATCTTGGAAAGTTATTTTTCTTATTAGCCTCTGGATGTTTTTCTGCTTGCAAAAATAAATGACTGTCTACTCCTGGTCCTGAAGGCCAAATAAAAACTTGTTCCTTATTGCTATTTATATCAACATATATATCTACATCAGATACTGCTATATACCCAAATGTGATAGCATCAAATACTGGTAAACATTTTTTTATTGTTGTATTTAATAATAAACTTTTATCAAATTCTAAACTTGGTCCAGTATTTTCTTTTGTAAATTCTTTTGTTTTTTTATACCACTCAGGTATATGGTTTTTTGATGGTTCTGGTGAATTTAAAATTGATTCGTCAAATAAACTTGTAAATGTTATTATTTGTTTCATTTTCTACCCCCAAGTTTAAACCCTATTCTGGTCTTGTAAATCCTGGCTCTGGCTCTGTATCATCTGTTATGATTACTTCATCATTAGGAATTTGCTCAACTGGTTCAGGTGCTATAAAGTTTTCACCATCAAACGACCATGTTAAATCTAATAAAGTTTCATCTAAATCATATTCAATACATGTTTTTCCAGTTAAACCTTCTGCTATTTCAATTGACTCTGCAATTATTAAATTAATAATTGTATTGTCGGAGTCTATCACTGCAAAATTTTTCATATACTTTTCCTATCTAACATAAACTAACACACGACCAGCGCCACCTGATGCGCCACCGCCACCTGATGAGTTTGCAGCACCATTCTGTGCGCCACCACCGCCACCACCACCGCCACCGCCGTTACCAGATGCTCCGCTTCCAGATCCACCAGCAGATGGGCTAGACCCAGAGTTTGCATAGAATGCTCTTCCTCCTACACCACCACCTCCACCATATGGAGATCCTCCACCGCCACCGCCACCGCCGTAGCGTTCAGTAAATGATCCTTGAGCAGAGTTTCCTCCACCGCCACCGCCACCACCAGAACCACCAAATGTGTGTGATGATACTCCTGGGGCTGAAGATGTTATTGCTGTTCTTGCTGTTCCAGTTCCTCCGCCGTTACCGTTAGAGGATGAGCCTGAGTTTCCTCCACCTGCTCCACTTGAACCTGCTGAAGATACTTCAAAAGTTACGTTTCCTGATATATTTCCACCGCCTCCGCCTGTTGCTCCAGAGTTAGCGGTTGCTAGTGTTGAAAAACTTGTTGCTCCGCCTGCGCCACCGATTGTAACTGCAAATGTTTGTCCTGGTGTAACGGCATAATCTTTAAATATAAAGCCACCGCCAGATCCTCCGCCCGTTCCTCCAGTTGGAGTTCCTCCTCCAGCGCCGTTACCTCCTGCGCCGTTACCAACTACTGCAATTTGCTGTTTTCCTGATGGCACTGTATATGTTCCACTTGATGTAAAAGTTTGTGAAAGTTCATAGGCTGGAAGTACGGCAGTTATTGAATTTGATGCTGTTGATTCTGCAGAGTTAACCGCAACTCCATTAGCACGAACTGTAAATGTATATGATGTTCCACCAGTTAATCCTGTAATTGTAAGTGGGCTAGACGATCCAGATGCTGTAAGGTTTCCAGGTGTAGAAGTAGCAGTAAAGTTAATTGGTGTTCTACCACCTGCTCCTGGAGTAAACGAAACAACTCCTGATGTGTTGCCACTAAGTGTTGCTGAAACACCTGTTGGAACTGATGGAAGAAGTGTCATAAGAGTAGAAGAACTTGGATTTATTGTTGAAGATCCTGTTGAATTTGTTGCTGTAACATTAAATACATAACTAGTATTATTGGATATACCGCTACTTTCCATATTAAGTGGACTGGATGCTCCAGATACTGTAAAGTTTCCAGGATCTGATGTAACTGTATATCCCGTTGCTGTTCCACCTATAGTTGAAGCGGTAAAACTTACAACTCCAGTGCTTGAAACGCTGTCAATTGTTGGAGGATTAGGAATATCTGCAATTGGAGTTGTATACTGCACTTTACTTAAAGATGCTTTTGATACTGTCATGATTAAGAAATCTCGCTTCCGTATGCTGAAAATGATAGAGTTGCGCTTGATGCGATAACGCGAATTCTATCTCCTGCTGCAAGTGTTACTCCAATAGTTAAAACCACGGTGTCTGCTGCTGCTACTGTTGTTCCATGAACTAAGAAATGTTTTGCTACTGCATTTGAACCAGCATCGGCAGATGGTTGTACCGCAATTCTAAAAGTTGCAGAAGTTGCTGCTTGGTTGCATACTGCAATGCTTGACACAACTGTTGCTGTTGAACTTGGAACAGTATAAAGAGTTGTTTCGGTGCTTCCTGCGGGATTACTTTGTCCTAAAATTTTATATGCTGTTGGCATTTTTTATCCTCCCATCATTAAAAAGACTTGGGTCATAACATCTGGGGATGTTTCCCATGTAGATATTGTACCATTGCTTTTTAAATATTTATCTGTTTGTCCGACTGGAGAAGGCAAAACTGTTGTCCAAACACCGTCAATGTAAAGTTGTAATTCATTAACTGTATTGCCAGATCCGTCTTGTCTTATTATGCACATTGATCCTGCTACTGGAGATGTTATTGAAGAATCTCTTGCTGCAGGATTAAGATAATTATTGATACCCTTTTTTGCAACAAGGTGATCTAAAATTGTTACTGTTGATAGATGTGTGTGTGGTCCAGCCCATTCAAAAGTTCCTGTTGTATCTGTTTTTCCAGATAACTCATACCAGGTATCGTCTGCTGCGTTATAAATATACCCTGGCTTACCATCGTAATTAAATGATGTTGGCATTAAACTACCTGATCAAAACTACTAGTGTCAGAATTATAAACATACATCTCTAACGGACTTGATCCTTTTTTAATCCAAATAACTCCATTTGCAAGTCCAGTTGTTGGTTCTGCTACTGTATAAATAGAAGTTGCTGATAGATATCCTACTGGAGCAGCAGCATCTTTATCTACCCAAATATATCCGTTTGGAATGGTTGCAGAAAATGCTGTAAAGTTTGCTGCAACAGGTGCAGAGTTTTGTGCTGAAGATATATTTCTTGCTACTAACTCCAAAGCAACTTGATCATCTATTTGCTCTTGTAAATCATTTATTGTATAAGCAATTGATGGATTTAATAATTCTGCTGTATCGGTTTCTGCGGTATCAAAATCATATGAGCCATAATGGTATGCCTTTAAAGCATCCTGAATATTAGCATCGTCAATCAATGCTGGAATTTTAGTTGGTACTAAGTTTCCTATGTTTTCTACAGCCATTGGGTCTCACCTCTTTTAAGATTATACCATTTTTATCAAACTATAGAGATAAATAGGTGTACTGTCTTACTTCCAGTAAGTGCTGACCAACTACCACCGCTATATTGAACTGCGTCAAAGTTTATTACTAAGTTTGTTCCAGCCCCTGCTAAAGCAGGAATTTCCATTGATGAAGCAATTGGGTTTGCTCCTTCAATTTGAAATTGAACGTTAAAGTTTGAAGCGGTAAGTGGTGAACCACTAACGGTTACTATGTTTGATATTGGAATAGTTATTGACCCTGCTCCAGATGTAAAAGAAACTGTTTCTACAGCAGAATATATTGCTGGATTGACTTTTAAAACTTGGGTCCAAGTATTTCCACCTGGTTGAGATACGTATTGATACAGATATCCATAGTTTGCTCCAGGTGCAACATTTATGTACATGTCGTTTAATATAAGAGTTTGACCAAGCAACACACCGCTTGATGTTTGTGGATTTGGTTCTCCAGAGCCTACAATAAATTTTGTTCCACGAGTTCCTTGTGGACCAATATCTACTAAGACGTCAATAGTTTGCGGTGGACCCAACACAACAACATCTTCAGTATTTAATAATACGTCTACCATTATGATTCATCTGCTCCAGTAATATCATTTGTTACTGTAATTGTTCCTGTTAAAATTGTATAAATTTCACTTGGACCATTGTCTATTTGTACATCGTATACATATGTTCCAGCAGCAAGGTCTCTTCCAACCCCTGGTAAAATTGTGCAGGTTACGGTATCTGTAACTCCAGAAACAACTGCCTGCGCTTCGTAAGACTGTGTTGGGTTTGGACCTCTTGTATTAGCAATAAAAAAATCTGCTGAAAAACCTGTTAAATCAAATGCTGATCCATTTGCTGTTTTTGGGCGTATTACAAATTCAGCGGTATCACCACGATAGTAATTAAAATTATATGAGCCTGGAAATGCCATTAGTCCTCCTGCTTAATTATACCATTAAGAAACTGATATATATATACCTTTAAGTATAACAGTACCTTCATTGTCTGATCTGATTTGTGGTATACCACCAAAAATCCTAGCAGATCTATTTTTTATAAACATGGTTTGATAAAAGGAAAGGTCATATGAATATTGATATTTTAGATTTCCAAGATATCCAGTAACTGAGTTTTCATCATCTATTGAAAATGTTCTAATCCATAGTTCTGTATTATTATTATAGGTTTCTATCTCTAGGTCATACCTAATATTAACTATTGCTCCTTCTTGAAATGCTTTAAAATTAATTCTTTTTGCAACTTGATTTAATAATGGCACAGACTTCTTTGGAAGATACTTCTCAATACTTTGTTCTTGATCTATATCTAGGAATATTGATACCCAACCATCATCTCCTCTTTCTGGACCAATCTTTGTTTTATTTTCATTTTTATTTTTATAATATGCCCATCCTGGATACTGTCCAGATGCGCTGTCATAGCCTTCTGAGCCCTTCCCTGGCTCCCCACGCTCTCCTTTAGGACCTTCTGGTCCTTGTTTACCAGGATCTCCCTTGTCTCCCTTTAAACCACGTTCTCCCTGTGGTCCTTGCGGTCCTATATCTCCCTTTTCCCCTTGCATTCCAGGAACGGGTATGTACTCTACTGATTTTTCTTCTTGAACAGTTTCTGAATATTTTTTCTTTTTAGGAAAGTCCATGCTTTTAGCCATGACTAACCCTAGACTACTTTATTTTTGTTTTAAATATTTTTTTACCAATTTTAATAACTGGTGGTATAAAAGGTGTTGGTGTTGAAACCTTAATAACTGTCATTATAGCCCTGGGGTTATATCACTAAGAACGCAGATAGTTCCAAGCACTGGAGTCCAAACCATATCTGCATCTGCTCCACTTCCACCCTCTATCGTTACCTGTAGATCAAATTTTAACTCTGCAGCAACTTGTTTATAGGCTGTGCCCCAGTTTGAAGTAACTGATGCTGGTGCTGTGATTGTTGCTGTGTGTCCGTTTACTTCTACGGATAGGTCGTCTAGAAGATCTCCAACTGGATCATATGCTGTTGCCGTATACGTCCAATCGCTTGTATCAAACCCTGTGATTTCATCATCTTCTAAGAATTCTACAAGAAGTGTTGCTGTGTCTCCACGGACTACTGTCCATTGAATGTTGGCTGGTGTAGCACCAAATTTTTCTATTATAGGAGCGCACATAATAATTGATTATACCATTAAATAAAAGGCTGAACACCTAGACGCAGTGGGGTGGGGGTAGAATCTAGGTGCCAGCACTTAAGATTATAACATTATGTTAAAATATATTATTTTGTATGATAGAATATTTGATAGGGGGCTATATGAAAGAAATTATTTTTTATCCTAGATCACAATATATTAAAAGTATAATTGATCCTCCAATTCCTATTGATGTTCCAGACTGGTATAAGAAAATTCCAATTTATCAAAAAACAAATTTTGCTCCCGACAATAAACTTTTTGTTAATAATGGAGAAGTAAATTATTCAGTAAAGTCATGTATGCCATTTTTAGACTCTTTTACTTCGGGCTATTCTTTTAATTTATGGTGTGACATACAAATAAGAAAAGATGAATTTTCTGGAGAGTCCATTGCTTCTTGGGGAACCACGGATACAGAACTAACTCCAGTACAGGCAAGACCAGATCCTGGAACACCAGTATTTGATGGATTTGATAAAATGCTTTTTACTTGGGTTTCTCATTGGGGTATAAAGACTCCAAAAGGATATAGTTGTCTTTTTACCCATCCACTGAATAGAACAGATCTTCCATTCATTACAAGTAGCGGAATTATGGATACTGACGAATGGGGAATTTGGGGGAATCAGCCATTTTCCCTTAAAAAAGATTTTGAGGGTGTTATTCCTGCTGGAACACCAATTATTCAAGTTATACCATTTAAGAGAGATGACTGGAAATCAAATATAGATGATTCATTAACTGAATGGGCAAATATAGAAAATATAAAAAGTAGAAGTAAGTTTAGAGGATACTATAAAAATAAATATTGGAAAAGAAAAAAATACCAATAAAAATAACAAAAAGTTATAAAGTCCAGAGTATTAAAAATTGTTGCTAAATTGTTATATATATTTTTTTAAAAAGTGTAAAAACCAGGGTATTGATAGTGTATACTTAAAATATATAAAGAAAAGAATAACTAGCAAGTAAAGTATTTAAAATATCTTTTATATATAATATATAGTAAATTATTTCTTAGAATGATCTTTAAAGTGTTCCAGCAAAAGGTCAAATAATTTGTCAGTTTTTTCCTCTAGGCGATTAACGGAGTCTTTGAGACTTGATCCTGAATTCGGCTTAAGTTCGTTTAAATAATGTTTTACGAGCCAACGAATTCCACCAGCAACAATAGTTGTAATGGTAAGAAGTGTTAAGGTTAATGCTGCCCAATCTTGTGGTGACATAAGGTTTATTATATCATTATTTGAGATTAATTTTAAATTTCGGCGGGATTTAAGTTAAGCCGAAAATAGAGATACCAAACCACAGTATGACATAACACTAATGCTACGCATTTAATAATGTCAATAGGATGTAATATCTATGTTTGCTTATAATCCCGATATGAGTTATAATGAAGTGTGATAGATACAATCAAAAATATTCTTATTGAAGGTTTGACAGAAAAATTAAAGATACATCACAGTGTCTATAGACTTCCGTGCACAAGTGAATTTCTAGAAGAATTAATTTCTAACACCTTTACAGAAGCAGGGTATATAAACGATTGGCAGCCCAATAGAAGCCATAGCGTTAGTGTAGACATGTCATTGGAGTCAGGCGAAAGTTTCTCTGTCAAATCAGGCGTATATGCAAATAACACACTAACCTTTTCAGGATCCAGACTAGGCAAGCATGATGGTTTGGATAATATGATATCTAGCGTAGTGTCTAATAGTGCTGATTACTATGTGTGTCTTGCAAAGTCAGACCAGGATTGGTCTTGTGTACCGTCGCAAAATGAGAAAAAGATATATTATCTATTTGTATTTGATGCCCAAACCTTGATATACGATAACGGACTATGGAATAAGGTTCAAACCAAGTCTGGAGGATATAATTATGTTATGGAGTCTATAGGTATGTCTGCTAGAATTAATACCTCTATGTCTTCTCAGTTATGGACTAGCATAAATGAATCTCTTATTGGTTCCCCGACAAAATTGGAAATATTATGAGTGATAAGGTTCGTCCTTGGGATATGATAAATGGCTCTCCTAGAGTATCTGCAGAGTTAGTTAAAGAGAGATTAGATATTTGTCATACCTGCCCTGCTTTCAAACCACTTACGCAGACATGTAAGAAATGTGGATGTTTTATGAAAATGAAGACACAGTTGGAAAAGGCTTATTGCCCTTTAGGTAAGTGGTAAGGTATACTCTTTATATGGGTGAAAAAAATATGAATAAAAAACCAATAACTATATATTGGTCTCCATATACATCTATTGATCTTGACGGTTCCGACTGGTCTTTTTTATATCCAAAACCTAAAATTTTATTTTCAGATTTATTAGAAAATAAGTCAAAACAAGCAGATAATAAAACTTACTTGTCATGCCCTGCAGTTGCAAATAAATTTAAAAAAATGTTTACTTTTTATAGCCCAATGAGTTGTTCTTACAAATATGATTTTTTAAGCAATCCTAAAACATTAGAGCAATTAACGGATAATTATATATCTGTCAATCCTCCAAGACAGCCAGCAATATCTAATGGTCCAAGTCTTGAGTTTTCGCTAAAGTACATAATGTTTGCAGACTCTCCAGTTAATGCATACTTTACACCCCCGATGTTTCACGAACCAAGATACATGAAATATGGATCAGTTATTCCAGGAGAGTTTGACATTGGAAATTGGTTTAGGCCATACAACTTTGAACTTCAGACATGGAGTCAAAGTGGAGAGATTCACATACAGGAAAATGAACCATTGTTTTATGCAGAAATAAAAACAGATAGGCCTATCATTTTAAAGCAATTTGAGTTGTCTAATAGGTTAGTTGGTTATGCAAAAGCAACGGTTGGAACAACAGAGTTGTTTGGAAGAGGACAAAGCCTTGCTTCAAGATATAGCAAGTTTAGGAATATTGGAATGCGTGAAAAAATATTAACAGAGATAAAGAAAAATTTAATTGATTAAGAATTATAGATATTAAAATACTGTATACTGGAATATCTTGAGATGGGGGAAATATGTTATTTCACAAACACTTACTAATTAATGCCAAAGTTCAAAATCCAATGAATAGTGAAGATAAGGCAATAGACTTTCTTCAACGATTGGTTGAGCGCATTAATATGAAAATTATTAAAGGACCTTTTGCTTCATATGTTGACAAACCAGGCAATCGTGGCTTGACGGCTATTGTAATGATTGAGACTAGCCATATAGCATTTCATATATGGGATGAACAGGATCCAGGGTTAGTACAGTTTGATTTGTATACCTGCGGAGAGTTGAACTTGCCAGAAGTGATTTCTGTAATCCGTGAAGATTTTGATATCGTGTCTATGGACTATAATTTGTTTGACAGAGAAAATGGGTTCGTCTTAGAGCAGAGTGGATCATACCCTGACAAATATGACATGCTTGTAGAAATCTGAAAAATTTTGTAAAAACCACTTTTCACAAAATCTGAATATTTTGTTGAGATGTACGATATGTAATTTGAAAAATAAAAACATAAAAAAATAGTGAGCACACACATTGGCATGCCCACTAGGTTAGTTATTCTTCGTAGTGATCTCGTGGATAGTTCTCTATAGTCCCACCGTTAGCGAGCCACTCTCTACGCTTTTCTATTTCAGGATACATTTGTCCCCTGTAGATAACCATCAATGCCAATGAGGTCGCATGTAACCTTAACACGCTGATTTGTTTTGAGTGATGAGCGATAGAGTCTAATAAACTCCAACACCTCTTGCTTAGTCATCAGGTTAATATCTCTGGTGTTACCTTGCATACTAGTAATTGTTACCTTCATGCTTTCACCTCTACCTTAGATATGTTAGCAGAGAACTTAACTTTTTTAGCGACATCGCTAGCGTTTAACTCTGCGATTAGTTTATCTACATCTTTAATGCTAGTAGATGTGTTACCGATTGAGAGTAGATTGCTACCCTGCCAAATTGCGTATGTGATAGTCATTAGTTAGACTCCTTCATGTTAGACATAACCCAACGACTTTCGTTAGGTGATAGGTAGCGATGAGACACTACACCTTGCTTAGTAGCAAGTAATTCTAGGTATGCCTTTCGGCTAATGTAGTTTCCTACGGTATTGCGAAAGACCATAGGGCTTCCTGTATTAGATGAAGCCATAGCGTGGCTAGGCTCTAGTGTTATTGTATTTAGTGTAGTCATTTTAACTACCTTTCTTTTAATGCGATAACCTTGTGTTATCTTTTCCTTGACCTAGGTTATTTGCTCTATTGCTAGAGGCTCACTAGGATTTGTCTTACTATTTAATTGTTATAGGAGTATCCTATCATAGATACCCTGAAAAGTCAAGACGACACGCTGTCTTTTCTATGTGATTTAGGTCACTTATTCGCTACGCTCATCCGAACATCTGTTCGTCTTATTTGGTAGGCTCATTAACCTTATCTATCTCTATTTATTTGTATAAAGGAATACTATCACACTACCCCCCAAAAGTCAAGTCCTAGCACGGCGTGTCGCATGTGATTTAGACCACAGGATAAATAGGGCAAATCGGACATTGGGGCGCCCCGTTCGGGCGTGTCGTCCACAGGGTTATGCACAGGTAAAAATGTGGGCTATCTCACAGTGGCTTATGTACGGAATGTCCGTTTTGTGGTACCAAAAATGTCAGTGGTACCTGTTATACTTCTAGTATAAAGAAAGTCAGAAAAGGTTTCTGAACTAGAAAGGAGTCAAAATGACTCAAACAATTATCCAAGTGTGTAAAACACACGTTCCTAATAAGTCTGCTATCTCAGACGTTAATGATACACAATTCACTTTCTGTGAAGAGTGTGAAAATAACATTGAGCGTTGGTATAACGATACCGACCCTGAGCGTCTACCAATGTGGACATCTTGGCAGGTGTCTAAATGATAGACTTTGTTAAACAATTAGAATTAGAAAACTATCTCTCAGATGAAGAGATAGACCCTCTAGCCAAAAGGTTAGATGAACTTATCCTGAAAGGGGAATATAAATAATGAATGACTTTGAAATTAAAAATAATCTGTTAAATGAAATTAAAGAATTAACAGAAAATAATTATCCTAAAATGTGGGGCAGTGCTTCTGCGCTTCTTACAATTGAACAATTAGAAATAATTAAATCAGTAATGAAAGGTGAATAACAAAATGGATTTATCTTTTTTTACTGATGGTCGTGCACTTTTGTTTTTAACAATTGCAACTTCATTTTATTATTTTGTTTTAGATAATAATTAGTTGCAAAAAAAAGGCGCCCGCAGTCGGGCGTGTCGCTTTGCTTTACGTACGATGTGGTTAAGATCACAGAAATTTTGTGGGGTAAATCACATCGCTGAGCGTCTCAGTATTTGGATTTACTGGCTAGTAAGTTGTAAATGTCTGCTAAATCTGTTAAACTTACATAGTAAGAAAATAAAGAAAGGAAGTGGCTAACAATGGCTAACTTATACAAAATAGAAGATTTACTAATTGGTAAAACTTATCGCTCAAAATCTTTAACAGGAGAAATCGTATCTGCTGAAAAAGATAATCGTTCAGTATGGTATGGAGATAATACCGAAAGTTATTTGGTAGAAGTTAATTCTATCTACCGCAACAAATGGCGAACTGTTGCCGTAAAGGTAGGTGAATAACTAATGGGATACATAGAAATCTTTCGCCTTGATGAACAAGGTGCTGGTTGGGTAGATCTCTCAGAGGCTACCGATAGCGAACTCTTGACCTTAGAGTTAGGGTTATTTCAGGAAGGGGCTTTGTGAGGCAACTCACACTCCCACACCCCCTATAAATACAAAAAATGTCAGTAGCCTATGGTAGGCTAGGATTATAAACAAAACGAAAGGAAGTCAAAATGACTTACACTGTAAAACTAGAAACCTTTAGCGGTGAGGTAAAATCTATCGCTCTCCCTAGCAAGGGTGCTGTTGCTCAATTCATCTCTACTTACCCTGAGAAATTGCCTGTTGGTATTTCTGTAAAGGTTGCTTGCGATACTTTAGGTATTCGTGGCACACTAAGAGGAAAGGCATTAGCATAATGATAAACTCTGTAATGGCTTTTGATTGTGATGAGTGTAATGGGCAAGGGCTTATCTTTTGGGGTAATGACCTTGACTACAATGTGGAAAAGTGCGAGTGTAATGATTTCGCACTAGGTAATTTATTTTCTAGCGGAGAGGCTAACTAATGATAACACTAAAACACTCAATAAATCTCGTAACCGAAATTGATGAAAACAAAATGCCTGACCACTTACTTAGTGGCTTGTTAAACTTATCAGAACTCCAAATGGAAATGCTATTGCGTGAAACCTTTATCAGAGGCTTAAACGACCTTGGCGTATTTGAAAAGTTAAATGAAAATAATTCTTATGCTATTGTAAAGGTGGCAGAGTAATGATGACCAGAAAAGACTATGTGTCTACTGCTGAAATTCTTTCTGCTTATGCAAACGAAATTCCTCAAACAACTTTTGAAGATTTAGTCGCTGATTTTGCTGAGATGTTTTTAGCAGATAACTCTCGCTTCTCATTAGATAAATTTGAAGAGGCTTGCTATAAGCAACTAGAAGAGGAGTTAGACTAATGCTGACCGAACTTGATCTAATTGCAATTATTATTGCGCTAGGTGGTGCAGGTGTTGTTATTTATTATTCAATAAAACAAAACATTGCATTGCAAAAAGAAGTTAGACGTTTGCAACTTGCATTGCGTGATGAACGTAAAAAATAAATAAATAAATTCCTGAGCAAGAATAAAAACTGCTCCCAAAATTTTGGCGCCCCGTTCGGGCGTGTCGTCCACAGAGTTATCCACAATTAAGATGTGATTAAAAACACACCCAGATTACCCCAGAATTGCCATGTCTAATTGGAAAATGTCAGTTTAATCTGATAGGGTTGTATTATTAACAACACGAAAGGAAAACTAATGAAAGATTACTTTGATGAGTTTTATGATGACTACTACTCTAAGGAAATGCCACTAAGCGGAGATGCTTGCTACTGCAAGACTATGATGCTATGCTCAGTTTGTGCGAAGGGATATAACTAATGGGAAAGTTTAAGGATACCCTAATGGGAATACTTGCTCATGATGCGTGTTATGGAGCAGGTTGGCAATTTACAGGAAATGCTATAGACTATGATGTATGGGCTTGTGAGTGTAATCCTTACAACATACCTGCTGATGAAATACAGGAATACCACCAATTATTCAAAACTAAGGAGAACGCATAATGGAATACCTATACTCAGTAACTTGCACCTATGATGGTGATAAGTCCCCTCATTGGATTGGACGCTACGATAATGCACTTGACGCAGTAAGTGAGTTTAATAAGTTTGTGGACTATGGATTGGCTAGCGAATACTCAACAGTTAATCTATCAGAGCCTAATGGCAAAATGCACACTAAGGTATTTTATGCTAACGGAACAGTAGGAGGTAAGTAAATGGGAAGCGTAACTGCACTAGGAATTAAAGATTCCGTATTAGACTTAGAAACTCAGATTCTTTATCACTTGCGTGGTAATCACTATCCACCAGTACCCGCAGAAATGGTTGCACCTTGCATTGAGGCTATTGACGCTTTCTATGATGAGGACTATGGTCGTATGATTGAAATGCCTATGGTAGGAGATTTTCAGATTCTCTATAAAGGTATGACTCACGCACCTGCTCGTGCTATTGTTGAGCAACACCACTTGGATACTTTTATTGACCCAGTAGGTGAGGATTTTTATGAGTAAAACACTTCAAGAGTTATTAGATGAAGCAACACCTGCTTTAGAAACCGTGCTATGGCAAATACTAGATGAGATTGAGGATAAATAAATGGCTGCTACAATAATGAACATGGAATATGTTAAGGTAGATGTTTTAACTTCAGGTCAATTAGAAGTAGATGATCTAATTCAAGTTGGCGATGAAGTTGTATCTATTGTAGAAATTGTTTCGTTAGCCGATGGATACACTCTTGAAATCATAAATGATTTTGGTGAAAGAGAAGTTATTGAAGTTGGAGAATACCAGCAATTTGATTTAATGATGCTGCAATAAAAAGCAGGGCGGCCCCCTGTGACCTTGCTCACATTCAATTAAGAAGACTTGATATTTTTCCTGATTTACGCTAGAATTATTGTATGCCACTACTTAGAAGTAAAGATAGGAAAGTTACAAATGCCGTTAGCCCCAATGGAAAAACACCAACAATTGCAAACACCTTCGGTCTCCCTGCTGGAAAGTCTTATTCCTGCCCTGGAGCGACTAGCGTATGCGAGAGTGTTTGTTATGCTGGCAAACTGGAAAAAGTATTCCCAACAGTAAAAAAGAATTTATTACACAACTGGGAATTACTTAAAGACGCAGATAGCGACACAATGGTTTCTCTACTATCAGAAATGATAGATGAGTTTATTGTTGATTGTGAAAAGCGCAATGCACAAAAGTTATTCCGTATCCACTGGGACGGAGATTTCTTTAATGATACTTATACCAATGCGTGGAAGACAGTTATCTTAAATAACCCTAGCATTCAATTCTGGGTATACACGAGAGTTAAGTCTGCTGCTCTCATCCTTAATGGTATAGATAATCTTTCTTTATACTATTCAACAGATAGTGAGAATGTAAAGATTGGCGTAGATCTAAAAATTAACAATGGTATTCGCTTAGCATACCTTGCCAAAAATTTTGCGGTAGGTCAAGCAGACATGAAAACAATGATAGGTAAGGTAGGGGCTAAGTGTCCTGAGAATAAAAAGGCTATCCCACTTATTAGCAAAGAAGGCTCTGCTTGCGTTTCTTGCTCACTTTGTGTATACTCAAAAGCAGACATAGTATTCTCTAGTAGCAAGAAGTGAGGAGTTATGGAGTTAGTAGTATTAACTATCCTATTTATCATAATCCTATCAGCAGGGCTAGGTCATAAGTAATGTCCGTTATGTCCGATTTATCCCATGTGATGTATCTCACACAAATAATAATCTCAAAATGTGAGAAATACTAGAAATCAACTTGTATTTCTTGTCCAAAAATGTTAGACTTGTAGTATCAACCAAACGAAAGGAAACACAATGTCCGTATCAAACGCAACATACAAAGTAGGAGATACCTACACAAGCCAAAAGTCAAAGGCAACAGGAACTATCCAAGAAATTATCCCACAGGCTAATGGAAATGTTCGTGTTAAGTTAGATGTTAATGGCTCAACTCGCTGGACTACTTGGACAGCAAAGTCAGAGTAATTTAGCAAACGCTAAAAAGTCCTGAGCATGACTACTAAAACTGCTCACCATAACCCCCATCAAACCCACCTAAAGAAAAGAGAAAACAAATGGCAAGAGGAAAAGCAATTAGCGTAAAGATACCTACGCAAAAAGTAATCACAGCACTAGAAACAAGATTAGCCAAACTAGAGGCTGATTACACAAAGCAAGATGAAAACGAAGCAAAGTTCCAAAAGAAAGTAGATGCTTGGAAAAAAGAAATTGGGAAGTGGGCTATCGGTCAATTCTCAAAGGCTGAAAACCTACGCACCAACTATCGTTCTTGGAACAAAACTCTCAATGTTGATTTTGATTTAACAGTAAATGAGGGAGATTTCCCTGCTGAACCTGTAAAGGATTTTGAGCAAATCCATCAACACACTTATCGTGAGCAAAAAGAGGAAATGGAAAATGCTATCCGTATCCTTAAAATGACGGAGGAGGAAGTAGTTAATACTTCTACCTACAACGCAGTAGCCCGTTATCTCTAATTAGATAAAGATGGGGGAGGGTATTTGACTCCCCCGTCAAAATCTAGTAAAATTAAATAATACAAACCACCATAACAAGAAAAGGAAATAAAATGACTCTACACGGATACACATACCAACTAGGTGATTTATTCACCACAAGCAAAACAGGCATAACAGGTAGAATTGTAAAGTTCTCACCTATCAACTCAAAACTAACTCGTATCTCTTTACAGTTAGCAAATGGGCAACGCCGTTTAGCAATGGTATCAACAACTAAATAATTTTCATCTCTGCGCTCCACGCTACTTGTAGCAAGTGTTCCCTGAGATGATCATCCTGAGTATGATGTTAAACTGCTCTATTTTTAATTGCCCCGCAAAAACGGGGCGCCTTTTGTGATGTAAATCACATCTCACTATATGAGACTAATTAAGAAATAGATTTGCATTTCCTGAATCATCCTGATATTATTATATTAATAACAAAACAACAGGAAGAGGCCCCACAATGTCAACCAACATTAATGACGCAGTAACAATTGATAAGGTAACAGTACCTTACAATCCACATCTACTAGTAACATATAAAGCAGTCGCAGGAACATATGCTGCTCCTGAAGAGGCAACATATTTAACATCCAAGGTGACTGACCTTGAATGGGACCTACACAATGCACGGTCTCGTGAAGAAGCGCTACGTAATCTGCAGGGCACAATCAGTACTCTTGAAGACCAAATTGTAGAATGGTTTGACCCTAACTATTCTAAAGAAGAAGTTCTTGTAGCAATCTGTGAGCACTTTGGTATTAATCCAGTTAAGGAAATTGAAGTAGAAGGTACCATATCATTCAGCGGAACAATCAGTGTTCCAATGTCAGACCTTGCAGACTTTGATTTAAGCAATGTAACTATTGACGCTGATTTAAATTCATATGACTACGACGCAGACCTGCGTGTAGACGAAGTGTCATTAGAAGAGCAATACTAAATTTGATAGGGGGCTATCAAAACTGGCTACGGTACAGCCAGTATAAATAAGTGGCCAAAGGGACCTGAGCATTGTCCACGTAAACGGCTCACTTTTTTCTGCAAGAAAATCCCGCCCCCCGTGATCTATATCACACCAGGAAAATGTCCGATTTGTCCAATGTTTAAGAAGATGAATTGACATTCCCCAAAATTTTTGCTATGCTTAATTAAACAATCTACAGAAAGAAGAAAACTCATGGCACATGACCTAGAAGAACAAAACGGAAAAACATCTTTTGCATCTTTCCGTGAACCTGCATGGCATGGATTGGGTACTGTCTTTACAGAAGAAAAAACAACATCAGAAATGCTAGAAGCAGCAAATCTAAATGGTTGGAATGTTCGTCTTGAAGATATGCCTATCCCATCACACTTAACAAGCGACAAGGAATACCAATATGTTGTTCGCA